CTTCTGTGAAGGCGCTACGCCCTGCCCTATGGGTATGACCAGAGATGACGTTCTTCCCATGCCTACGAGCCGCTTCAAGGGCTGATAAGCCCCCTAGCTGCTTGATAGGCGTATGGTCTCCATGGACTGCTATCCAGTTGGGTGCGATAGCCATAGGGTTCTTATGGAAGGTTATGCCTAGCTCATCGAACTTCATGAACTTCTCGAAGCGCAGCTCTGGCAAGGATAGAAATGATGGAATCTTCTTCATGATGATGTTGTAGAGGCGGTCTGTGTGGTTAGACCTAATGCAGTCTGTAACCCCTAGTTCCCAAAGCAGTTCTACGCATCGGTCACGATCATCGCCAAGGCTTTGCTCGTAGGCTTGAGGCGTACCTTCTGACCACTTGCTTATAGTCTGGAAGTCAATCTCATCGCCGATGGTGACAGTCTGGTCTGGCTTAAAGGTTTGTAAGAACTTAGCGATGTTGCGTGTGACATGCACGTCCTCGAAAGGCACTTGCAAGTCTGACAGTATTACGATTCGCTTAATCGTCATCCTCATCTTCGTAGGGGATATTGTCTATGCGGTTAGGCAGGTCAGGCAGAATCCAGTCAGGGTAAGCGTCACGTTCCATAATGATGCCAAGAGCAATATCAACGCCAAAGCCAGCTCTGCGCAGGGCGCGGTACATCTCATGCAACCCAATAGCCCACGCGTCTAGCGCGTTGTAAGTGTCTAGGTCTATGACCTTCTTCTTAGCCATGGCTTTATTATCGGTCTAGGAGTATGTTGTAAATCTCATCGACACGCGAATTAAGTCTCTTAATTTCAGAGAGTAAATGGGTAATGACATACCCAGCCAAGCCACCCAAGATGCCTAGGCTTGCGAAGTAAAGGGTAAAGAAGTCCTGTTGTGTCATCGCTTAGGAGTTGCGTATCCGAATACGCCCGCTAGAACTGCCCAAAGGATAGAGCGATAGTCGAGTGCAAAGTTGGATGCACCCCACGCTGCTAGGAAAGCACCTGCTGTAAGGATTGCTGGATTCTTCATGTTCATTATTCTCCGCCTATCATGGGTATATTAAAGAACGAGCCATCGAGATCACCCTTGCTCGTAAAGCTGATATGAAGATGAGACTTGTGGCTATTGCTTCCAGTATATTTTCGCCAAGCCCAACGCCTCTTGGACGATGCAATTCGTCCATCGAATATAATGTATTTAATTCGTAAATCTCCAGACTTCGCACAGAGTCGAATCTGGTCTGCAAGGTATGGCATGAGGTCGGGCTTAGACTTTCCACAGAGATCGCGGTCAAGGTCAATGGCTCGAACAACTGATTTAGCACCTTTATCTGGGTTATGATCAGACTTAAGATGTGAATGTCGAGCATCACCAATCCAGCCGTCCGAGGTTCTATCTCGATCTGGGTACGAATCATCGAGCTGCTCCCTTAGTTGCTGCCCTGCCTTACAAAGCCATGGGTTCATGCCAATAAAGCGACAATATCTTCTTGAGTTAAACCAAGAGCATTGAGTTTAGCAATAGCAGATTCCTTCGCTTGAATTGCTTTTGCTTCCTGCTCTGCTTTCCAAGCATCATACGCTGCAAAGCCATCATCAAATTGCTTCTTTGTGATTGGACTTACGCCTTCGTCATAACGAATAGAATCAAAGTCATCACCTGAAATTACCCATCCACCATTAGGGATAAGTTTATTTAACACGTCTGTGCCTGTAGCCATTTTTATGCTCCAATTTCCATAAGAGTAATTGTTGCCATTGTGTTGCCAATTTGTGTGTAGGCTGTTCCAACGCCGCCTGTATTCTTAAATTGACACTTATATGTTGTTGCGGAAGTGGTGGAAGGACTGTCAACGTAAGTTGGGGCCCAAGCTGTGTAAATTGCTGATTCTGAAGTGTATGCGGCGGCTCTAAAAAGCATCCTATTTTCCATAAGTTGAGTTGCGCCTCGCAGAAGATTCATATTCATAAAAAGTTCTTGTCCCGAACTATGAATCAAGGCAATTGGCTGAGTAACAAAAACCGCAATTCTTGAGGTTGTAGCAGCTGGGGTAATCGACAAAGTTAAGCCTGAATCTGCGTAGGTTGTTGAAGTTGATGATGCTTGTGTTGAATAAGTTGTGCTGACAACTTGCAGGATTTTACCGCCGCCAACGGCAGGGGTAGCCCATTTAAGACCTGTCGCTGTGCTTGAGTCTGCTGTAAGTACCTGATTGTTAGAACCAACTCCAAGACGAGCATCGGTTGTAGAATATGTATATAAATCGCCTTTTGTGGTTAGTGGGCTAGAGCTGCCACCGATTGAGACCCATGCTGATCCTGAATAATACTGGGTTGCGTTTGTGTCCTTTAAGTAGGAAATCATGCCCTCTTGTGGACTTGCAATAGCCGCAGTACGAGCTGCCGCATCTGCGAACACCATTACAACTTGAGAGGCTAGGTAGCCATTAGCCGAAGCAGCCGTTAAGACGTCTCCTGTCGTAAACTCTATGTAGCCTTGACCTGCTGCCATTATTATCTCCTAGTAACTCAATGTAGATGTGCCGATTATACCGTATGTACTGCTTCCAATAATGAATCCGTCCACTATTGGCTCAAGCGTGGTGATTGCTACTTGCATTTTGTTTGCTGTAATATCCCAAGCAAAGCCCTGTGCCTGTAATGTCTTGGTGATAGTCGAGCCTGACTCTGTGACGTTTGTGATTTCTAGGTTGTCAAAGTAATCAAGCCCAATAAGGGTGTCAGTTGGAACGTTTGGGTCTAGCAAGTCCACCAGCATCTCGTCAATACGAATGGTGGTCTCCTTGCGGGTATTGACATAGTTCTGGGCGATGCCTAGCACGATGTCATCTGTCTGTGCCACAAGGTTCTCTTGTGTCAGGCTGTGTGGGAAGTACTTGTCAATCGAGGACTGGCTATAGACCAGTTGTGCTGTGCCGCCTACGCGGTTGAACTTGACATCGTTGATAATGAGCTTGTCATCAAAGGCATACTTTACGTTGCGGTAAGGAATCCCTGTGGTCTGATTAAAGGCGATAGAAGGCTCACCAAGGCTAGATGTGACCTCTGTGCGGTTGAGATATACGGCTGTGCCGTCTGCGCTCATGTAGAACGCTCCAAGCCCTTCAGAAAACTCTGCATTCTTAATTGCATCTAGAGTAGAGCGGTTGGTTGCAGGATCAGCGACACAGGTCGAGACTCCTGTAGAGATTGAGCGCATGGATGCAGGGAAGCTTACATTGTCTAATATTTTGTTAATGCGTGTGCCTGTGTCTTGCCCTGCTGCTGTGTCTGGGATAGTGCCTACGTTAGACATCTGTAATAGACGGAAGCCATCGGTACACATGATGTCCACATAGGCAGTCTCTTGCCCTACAGGGAAGGTGTAGCGGTAGTCATTCACATAACCAGAAAATAGGAAGTGTTCTGCTGTCGCTGTGGTAGCAGAGATGCGCAGCTTGCGAAGAGGCACAAGATAACCAAAGTAAGGCGAGGCAGGGTTCTGCGGGTTAAAGTAACCTAGCGGGTCTAGGACTCGCACAATGGCTGTACCAGCGTCATAGGTGTCCTTCATGATGTTACGACCACGGCGGATTGAGATGCTGTACACGTCTGGCGTTAAATCAACTGTTGGGATAATGACATCAGATGAGCCAAAGGAATTGACCCCGATGACTCCGTTATCTGGTGAACCAATGACGAATCCCGAACCAAAAGTTGCTCCGCCAGAGAAGTCGAATGAGACGGCTATCTGTGCGGGTAGGCTCATAAGAAGAATCCAGAGTAACGCTCTAGTTGTGCCACCTTGCCAGAAGATAGGGAACTGTTCTGTAGGTTGCGGGCAATAGTCTCGGTTAGGTCTTGCTCGGATATAACTGATCCTGCAACGTTCACCACAACTGTGCTGCCCGCGTTAGGGTTGTAACTTAAGCCTGTCATCTGATTGTAGGAAATCATGCCGTCTGAAGGGTAAGCAGATACGTTTGTCGCTGGTGGTGTTGGAACGCTTGTATTGCCTTGTGGCGATGTAGGTACTGGCGCATTGGTCATAATGGCGGCTGCCTTGCCAGCCAAGTAAGACAGGTAGGCATCGAGATACTCGAATGGGTTGCGAGCATTAGGCAAAGCGGTGAGGAATCTAGCAAGGTTGCCTGAAGCATCTTGCGCCTTAAGAATCTGGTTAGTGAGGTCTCTGGCTACTGCTTCGTTGCCGTTAAGGATTGCAAGCTGCGCCTGAACGCGCATTGTTTCTTCTTGAGTAAGTTTGCCTTTAAGAGCTGCTACAAGTTGAACCTGTTCTAAGTCAAAGATTGAGGCAGACTTCTTAAGGCTGTTCTGCTTCTTCTGCTCTGCTGTTAAAGCCTTTGTAGATGAGACCTGCTTCT